TTGATTTGATTGCAATTTCAAAAAAAGTTGAAAAAAGTTTGTATTTAGGGCACATAAATAGTCTCAGATGAGGTGATTTGAGCGTATAATATGTCTAGAGCAAGCAGATTTTTCCTATTTCAGACCCGCAATGAGTATTGGATCGTGGATGAGAAGTCTCTCCAGGATGTACCTAAACCTCGGGAGCTGATTATCAAGCAATCTTCGGTCGAGTCTATCCGAGATTACGCTATTACGGCTAACAAGCAATCCTTGCCTATCGTGGATAGATGTAGAGACAGGACTGCTTGGCATACACCTGAGGGTAGAGAGCGCATCAGACAAGCTAAGTTGGGTGAGAACCACCCTGCTGTAAAGAATGGTAGGTCTCAAGAGTTCAGGGATAAAGTGTCTAATACTATGAGGGGTACTCGCCGAGGTGAGTTCAATCCTATGTATGGCAGAAAACACTCGGATGAAACGATTAGAAAAATAAGAAAGAGTGCCTACGAAAGACCTAAGCGCCGTTGGTGTGTTGAACCTAATGGTAAACTGCATCTCGTTGAATTAGATTTCTCATTACCTGAAGATTGGCAGTGGGGTCGCAACTTTGACCCCTATCGCCCTAAAGATTAATTTGACTAATGAAATTCTGAACATGTTTCCTTGCTTGATTCGGCCCTGCATGTAATCCATCTCTACCTTCACCGTATAACTCTCGGTTCATTTTGCCTTCCCATACAGGCCATGGCTGAGTTCCGTAATGCAGTTCTACCCCATGTTCTTGGCAGATCCAATTTAACGCATCTTTGTTTCTGGCGTTTCGACATTCCCTGTCAAGTTCGCTAGTAACCACATTGTCATATAGGTCGGTGTTAAAAGACTTTGGCAATAGTCTGGGTCCTTTCCCAGTTCTGACTTTAACATTCCAGGGCCCTACGATATTGATTTCGCCTTCGTGCCCGACATATTCAACCGCAATACTTACTATTTGTTTGTACATGAAAATTTTACTGGGCTTCAGTACAGGTAGCCAATATCTCAACAGTCTGTGGTAAGTGTCAAGCCCAGAGCTAACTGATCCTAAATTGACAAATTGTTTGTCGCTCTTCAGATGTTCGTTGTGAAACACCCAAGGCCAAGAATCTTCAAGATTACACGCTACACCAACGGCATGGCTGTCACCCATATAAAGATAGCCGCCGGGTTCAATCTCATCCATGTTCAGATCCATTCTGAATCCGAAATCGTTGAATCTATATTCTAATTCGATCCCGGTATTAAGATTTTTATCCATCTCTTCACTGTCAGGACCAAAGAAAGAAACTGTCTTGTTACGATGTTCCCACTGCTCCTCGAAAGGAGCTCCGAGTTTTCTTCGTCTTTCATCCATTTACCTAAGCCTTTACCACTCGCTTTTTTCTTGGTGCTCGCTTTTTTACGGGCTTATTGTACTCCTCGATTCCTAGTGTGGACAGGAGTGTTTCTAATTTAGGACACAGTTCTAATAGCTTACCATCTTTAATAGCAGTCAACCAAACCGCTTCTGTGTGGTGTAGTCCTTCTAAGATTTGCAGCCAGTTTGCTTCACGCTTCCATGTAGGAAGTTTCTGCATATTGTTATTCGGATCAGAAAATGCGCTAATCCTTCGCCACTCCATCTGAATAGTTGTCTCGCTCATTCCTGCAGGAATGTCTTTATCGAGCTTTACTGTCTCAGGCATTCCATCGGGCAATTGAAAATCTACCTTCATTGCACCGACTCCCCAACGGACACATGGGACAATTGTTTGATTGTTAGCCGCCCATTGTTTCATTCGCTTCACTTGTTCATCTACACCATCGGCTTTGAACACCCACTCAAAGCCCTCATCAATTTGTCTAAACTTCATTCTTAGAAATCCTCCGCGACATCAATCATGCCTTTCAATTTGTATTTAATAAAATAATTTAAGAGTTGACCCTTATCTTTATTTAGTTGACTCTCATACGACTCAACAATAGCTTCCTTAATATCATCAGGGGTCATGCTCAAATCAACAAGTTGTTTGTTTCTGACATATCCTGGCGCCATGTCGCCCGTGACAAAATCCTCTGGGCGCATTGTCTTCCACTCTTCAAGTAAAACTTTGCGAATAGGCTTCTGTCGTGTACCGGTGACAAAACAGTCATCAGCACTCAGCATGTTAGGAACACCATCACCTTTATCACCAGTGATAATATGCTCTAGCAACACAGCCTCAGCAGACTCGGTAATTTTGATAAACTTCTTTTTAACAGGAGAGTATTGTTTTATATTGCTCCATTTCTGCAATTGATTGAAGTCGTGGTCGCCTGATATAATTAGCACAGGCTCAGCGTCCTCGAACAGCACACCTTGTTTAGCGGTCTGACTATACTCGGCTAGTGCTCCAATAACATCGTCAGCCTCAGCACCGTGAACATCGATTACAGGGTAAGGAAGAAACTGATCTATCTCGTTGCGAATAGCATTGAGTGCTTCAAAAATACTGCTCCAGTCAAATCCGCTGTCATCACGCACTTTTCTGCGGCTATATTTGTAGTGAGGAAACACTTTTCTGCGCCAGTAGTGTCGATTGTCACAAGCGATAACCATATCACCAAACTCAGCGCCAAACTTATTTTTATAACTTCGCAGTTGATTGAGTATCATGTGTCGCATCAGAGGAACATTTATTTCTACATCAGTTCGCCCTCGCACTTCTGCCATGAAGGAACTGATTGCTGTCTGGTTAAAATCAACTATAATCATACGAGTAGCTCCTCAAGTCCTTGAGGCTCTTCACCCCATACATGTCCGATATCAGGATAATACACACCCTTTGTTCGCTTAGGTGTACCATCTGGATAATATGCCATTGCATAGCATTTACTACCCATTTTTAATTCTCGGCTCTGACCATAGTAAACATCAATCCAATCACCGCCGCGAAGATATGCTTCCATATTAGTCAAGTATCCTTGAATGGAAGCTGCCTTTGCTTCAGCGCCTTTTTCTCCTCGCCGAATACCAGCTTTAGCGGCAGAGAGTAGTTCTTTCTGAAACTTTATCCAGTCTCTAACTTTAGTGAAAGATATAGGATCATCTTCATCACGCTCCAATACTGAGGCGTGAACATTTTTATATTGAGGGGGGTTAGCGGCTTGCCGTGCGGCTCTAGCTTTTGCTAGTCGTTCAACGGCAGCCGCTTTTTGTTCAACAGTCATCGGCTTGCGTTTTTTGCGTACCTTTTTCTGCTCTGGTTCTTGTCTTTGTCGTGCCATGATGGACTCCTTTGATTGTTACTATGTATTATATAGTAACAGGAGTCATATGTCAAGCAGTAATTGAGTTGATTCGGTCGAGTATGACCGTTCTCCATGCACCAGCGACATTATCCCATACTACAATGTTGTTCGGATTAACTTTCCGTTGAGCGTTAGGATCTTTATCTGATTGGACTACAGGGATAACGCTCTCCTGCAATGTACATTCAAGCAATCGGTTATTGCCGTCGAGTTTAGTGTAATCAATGGTTACATCACCTGCTTGAAGCATTGCGATGATTTCATCTCTTGTTTGTGTTACAGCCATGTTAATCTCCTTTGTTTTTGCTATCTATTAACCAAGTTAAATCTTTTAAACGCTTGCGATCAGAAGGATTTAGCGAACCACCACCAGCCATTTTTTTGAGGAGTTCATTGTCTTCTTGCAATATATCCTCAGTGGTCTTTGTTGGTTCTACAAATTCTTCTTCATCTACAGTGTGTATATTATACTCTGGCGCATCTTTTGTCAATGCCGAATCGTCCAGAAAGGTCACCTGCTCTCCTCTTCTCTCTTTAAATGACTTATTAGCCGCGATGACCAAAAGAATAGCAAGAGGATCGAACACTATTACCAAAAGCATTATGATTAATCTAACAGCGGCATCGATGCTTTCGGCTGGGTTTTCGTATATAAGTTCAGCGATATATTTTATAGGACCAATGTCTGCTTCGATTGCAAGCGCCTCACCCCGCAATGGTGTGAGTTCGGTCTGGAGAGTTTCGATAGTCTCAACCGCTTGGTTGATTTGAGAATTGAGTTCATCACGCTCTTCTTTTTGCCCTTCTCGTACAGCCAAAGCTCCTTCTGGCCCTCTGATCCTATCGTAATCTTGTAGGATACGGACCGACTCATCAAGAGTCTCAATAGCCGTTTGCGCATCAGATATTGACCTCTTTTCGTTTTCAATGCGGCGTGTGAGATTTTCAATTTGGATGGCATTGTCACCTCCAAGTGTTATAGTATGTTCGATGTGTGCCTTTGACAGAAATCCAAAGATTCCTAGGCTAGTGATGATTGATAGAATAATCACTGCGGAAGTAAAGTAAGTCTTCAGCAGTACGCCAGCAGTATTCCAATTTCTGTACAACCAAGAAGCAGTGACAAGTTTTGCCACCTCTAAAACTGCTCCCATCAGCAGTATAGGAATCTCAGCGGAAGGAAAAATAGCTATTAGACCTACGATAGAGAAGTAGGCGGCGACTGAAGATACTGCGAGTGCAGAAAAAAGTAATAGTATTATAAAAGGCATTTGTATTCTTCTGGCGTGATAATTTCTTTGTTTTCTAGTAGTTCCTCATAGTACTGCATTTCGAGGGACCAGTTATATTTCTGATTGAATTCCTCTTTCCAAACTCTATCCGTAACAGGGTCGTTACCTAATTTCTTGTCAGCGTATTCATGTATTCTATCAAAAGGCAGAATTTTAAAATCAATATCACGATTCAACCTGTGTAAAAATGGAGCACCATGTTGTGCCATAAACAAATCATAGTCCATATAGTTAGGGTTGCCCGACTCAGGCATCTTCACACTCCAAAAAGGGTCATTCCACAAAAATTCCCACAATGCATTTCCCGATAAAAATCTCTCTAAGGGATTTCTGAGAGATATTACCTGAATTTTATCCTCATCTTTTATATCTTCTATCTTAATATAATAATGAGCGGGGTATTCCAAGGAATCCTCAAATTCTATCATGCCTCGGTAAAAGTTGTATGGTTTTCCCATGACACTGGCTGATAGTGACTTGGTTCCTGCTCTTGCCATACAATACAAAATCATATTGTCATTTTCAAATTTCATCATAATTTAGGTTTCCATTTTAACGGAACAAAATCTGCTAATGGTTCTTTGTTCAGTCTTATGTTTAGCATAGAGTTTAAACATTTTGGATCGTGGCGCTGTTGCCATTGTAGCAGAAACTCTTGAATTTTCGCCCACGACTTTCTATCGTATTCTGCAATGGTCTCTTTCTCAAGCTCACCTTCAAACTCTTTAACATACTTGGAACTGCCGTAATATTTTTCATACAGCCTTTGTGGTTTACCTGAGTAACCTATGTAATAACTTCCATCTGGGAAGTATGTACAATATACTCGGTGTATTTGTTTCTCTTTAACTTTTCTAGCCATAGTGTATTCCCTTTCAATACACTATTTATGCTAGATGTTTGCGACTATTTTTCCTGCT